TATTCTCCGGTGATGGTTATATCATAGAATTATTAGTAAGTTCCAGTCCAATCATATACACTGATATGGAAATTCAAAATTTTTCAAACAGGTCACCAGCTGCTGCTAATGAGCATATATTGTTTAAAGAATATTTTTCTAACTTCGCAAGAATCGACAATAGGGTATTTCCTAATAGATTTATTAGTGCAAGACCTACATTTACTTGGTATATGCCTAAATTATACATTACAGCAATGATTCACGGGGAGCGTGATATGATTATGAATAACTTAGCCTTAAGCGTTTATTGTGCTGTTGAATCTAAAAAAGCATCACTGGTGACATATGGCATGGGTGTAATCCGTGAAGACCATATTGCACAAGTGGCTGCAGTTATGTCAAATGGCCGCTTCATCGAGCCTTTTCGTAATGTTGGGCAATCTTTCCCTATGTGGAAATATGGCGGTGTTAGACCTGAATTGATGATTTCTGGGTCAAATTTGGCGTCCTGGTTTAACAGAACAGATTCACAAGAAGCCGGACAAACAAATACAACAAGTAGATTGAGATTGATGGCAAAAGCAGCGAGACAAATGCAACCTAATCTAGATGCTTTTGGTTCCACTCTTCCTTTAGATGGTGCTATTCCTGATTGGGTTAGAATGGAATTATTTAAGGGTGTTGAATCAGGTCCAATTCGTGAGCAATGGCCACCAATTAAACACGCCGATAATGGAAATGTTTTGACGCTGTGATATTATGACTACGCATGAAGTATTAACTAAAATTCTAAAAGAACTAAGGGAGTTGAAAAAATTACTCAAGGAATTGAAGCAATAGCACCGATAGACCAGAAACAAAACGAAAGAATTGTTTGGTGTGAAAGATTGTTATATCTTATTGTGATTCTTCAGTTTCCACAGATTGCAACATTACTTTGAAAGTAGCTTCACTTATCACATCTCGATTAACCAGAATTAAAAGAAGCTTCTTTGTGGGAATTGCTCCAAAATCAATTTCTCGTTCAAGTTTTTCTCTTATTGCACCTTGAACCCACTTTGACCGCGATTGTCTGTATGAAAGTTCGCCATCAACCCGCATCATCAAACGATAGGGCATAGAAAGACTCATTGGAACATGTTTTTCTTTTACTCTTCTTCTTCCCATCATTACCACTCCTTACATATGTCACAAATCCAAACATCAGGATATTTATGTCCCCACGCTTCCCAAATGTGAAGAGGTTTTACAAGCCCCTGGTACTTACAAATTACACAAACAACAGATTTCATTTTTTTTCCTCCAGTATATATGAACATAACCACTCAATCATTCTTTCAAGTTCAGCAATCCGTTGAGTGTTGGTACTTATTTTATCGTGTTGTTTATCTCTAAAGAATTGATATGCTTTGACATATTTGTCGCCAAGATATTTTGTACTCATTCTTGACACCTCTTAATCGGAACGGGTATTTTTACTGGAAAAGATTTGTAACCACATGTATCACATACCTTTTGCACATATCCTTCAGGATAAATAGTTCGCATTTTTCTTCTTCCACAATTAAAACATTGCATATTTTATCCGAGGTCGGTTTTACTTATAATATATTTCATTATTAATTCTATTTAGAGTTAATAATCATGCAGATTCATGTGGCTACGCCCCATTTTACCCGCATCTTAGCGCAGATGTTCAAGATTAGTGTTAGTAGTTATATTTATTTATTGTTCCTTTCATGATAGGTTCATGGCGAGAGGAAAAAACGACCTAATTTTAAGAGACAGACTTCAATTTACATTAGATGCTAATGGTGATTTAGATGTTGTATATGGAAGAATTGATTTGAGTGACTATGTATCAGTGGTTAATAACCAAGGATTAGCAATAAAAGAAATGAGGATTCAAATTAGAGACCCAAACGCCCAACCAAGAACCGGAACTTTTAACCCTGATTTAATTAGTAATTTAGGTGCTGCCGGTGGAGTTAATTTTGGTAGTATGACAATTTATGGAACTACAACCGCCTATGAATCTGCTTCTGATGTTGGTATTGGTTCGCCAAATACTTTTTTTCAAGGAGAATATGTCACATTTAGCGGTAAAGAAGCTGGGGCGACAGTTCCTAATTTTACTAATGTTGAATATATTCAATACGGAACTCCCGACCTTCATCCCGAGGGTTATGTAGTTGTAAGTGATGTTTTGGTAGGCATTGCTTCTGAACAAGCCCTAACTTACAAAGACGATACTTTAGAACTTGATGTTATGCTAATTGCCGAACCCGTTAAAGTCACAAAGGATGAACTAAAAGAAATGCTAGCACAAGCGACTGACCTATGAGGTGAGTCAATTGGCTAGAAGTAAAACAGAAGCTGCCGAATCTAAATTAAAGACGGCAACCGGTCTAGCAGGATTAGGTGGCGGTATTGGTTCCGTCTTTGGCCCCGTTGGTGGTGCTATTGGCGCAGGCCTTGGCGGCATAACTGGTTTGATTATAGGAGATGACACAACTGTTTTCCCTATTGATATGGTGGCTATCCCTGCGTATCAAGCGTATTTACTACAAGGTAATCCGGCTTTGACAGTCTACATTAAAGCGGGAGAAACTTTAGTTCCAACTGGGGGTAATGTTCTGGACATGCAAGAAAACATGGATATTGAGGCTGTCAGCGAAAACATGGACGCTCCTAAAAAAAGAAAGCGTTCTAAATGGAATATTTACACATCCAAGAAAAAGAATCAAATCCGTTTCAAAAGTGGTAAAAATAAAGGCTTATTGAATCTAAAAGCAATGGGTAAAGCATACCGTAAAATGCAAAAAGGGGGTAAAAAATAATGCCAATTCATGAAATAAGAGAATCAATCGAGTTAAACGAAATCACATTAAATGCTGATGGTTTTGGTATTGTTCAAAAGGTAATTAATTTGAAAGATAATATGTCGCATAAGATGTTACAATGCGACGCTTTTATTGATAATCCTTCACCGTTATTCTCCGGTGATGGTTATATCATAGA